ATTGAAGAAGCTGTCGAATACCGCCTGGTTCGTATCGTTCAGTTCCAGATCGCCCTTCACAATCTTTTTCCCACCGATTTCGATCGGGCTGATCGTCAGCGACAGCACGTCCGTTGCCGGCGTGATGTTTTCGCCCTTAGTGGTACGCTCCTTCGCCGGACGGCTGGCCGTGCAATAGTAGTACACGAACCGGCGATTGCGCTTGTCGCCGAGAACTTGCCCCATGAGTGCGAACGGCTTCGGAATCGCATCCGAAACCTCAACGATCATGCCGTTTTGATCGATCTCCCAACCGAGCATTTCTGCCAGGATGGCATCCGGTACGTTCGCCAGTTCCAGTTCGCCGGTGTAGCCGTTGTTCGCCGTGACCGTAAAATAAGCGGTATTGTCGGCGTAGAACGTGCTCGATTCCCCGACGGCCGACGGCGTCCACCGGACGGCGCCCGGGATCGCCACCGGCGTCTTCCACGCCGGTTGCTCAGCAGCCTGATCGTCGAAAAACGCGATGTGGACTTTTTCGAGACCGAACGTGACTTTGTTTGCAGACATTGATTTTCACTCTCCAATCAGTTGAATTTCGTAAATGACCTGAAACAGCTTTTCGCTGTCAATCCAAGTTTCCGTTTTGGCATATGGAAGCTGCAGCTCTTTCAGCTTATCTTGTACCTTTCGCTCCGCCGTCAGGTCCTTTTTGCTGGTGTACAGCTCGATCTGGAAGTTCGAAACCTCCACATAGTTCTGGTTGTCAGCCATGAGGTCGGACGAATAAGCGAACAAGTGCACGATATAAGGTGGCTGCGGCGGATCATCAAAATGCGAATAGGCGACCGGATATCCGATCGCCTTCAATGCTTGGAACAGCTCGGCTTGAGTCATCAGCGGTCCCCTCCGTTCCTGATGATCCGCTTGATTTTATCTGGAAGTTTCGTACCGTACTTGTCATAGGCCGGCCGGAGGTGTGGATACGCCGGAACGCGGCCGCCGCCTCGTTTGGCGTGACCGAATTCGAGGAGATGCACACGGGTCGGATGTTTTTTATTCCAAACCACTCGACGTGTAACGCCCGGCCTATCCTGGATCGTTTTCGCGAACCCTTTCGTGTATTTGCCGGTCCGGTCCCGGTACGAGTGGTTCGCCTGTACCTCTTTGAGGACTTCGTCTGCCGTCGCGTCTACTTCCTGATTGATCGCTTCGCTCACGTCCTCGGTATACTCCCGGACAGCGGAAACGATCGCGTCGGCGAGGTTGTCGATGCTGATATCAGCCATTGCCGACCATCCTTTCGCATACCAGTTCCATTTCCTCGAAGTCGACCTGATACGTGCGAATGACGTTGTACCGGACGCCTTCGAACTTCACGACCCGCTCGCCGCCGTACTCGTAGGCATGAATCACGAAAACCAGTTCCGGCCGCAATCCGCTAGCCGCCGCATCGTAGAACTCGGCTCGGCCGACCGATTTCAGGCCGCACAGGATCGTTGTCTCAGTCTCAACCGGAATTTGGTTGCCGATCTCGTCCTCTTCGATCCGCTGGCCGATCAGTGTCAGCTCGTGGTCATACGTCACCGGCACCACCGCCCGCCGAAATGATCAGGTTGTGAAGCCGGTATTGGAGATGCCGCGGCATGTCTCCCGGAGCATCGCGGGACTGATAGCGCCATGTGGCGAGGTCGACGCAAAACATGACGTGATTCATGTCGGTTGGGTCAAGCGCGATGCCTTTTTCGTTCTCCAACTCCCTGACTACGCCGGAAACGATAGCGGCCAGGTATGTGTCCCTGACCGCCGTCGTGATTCCGAGGCGCGCCTTCACAAGCGCGAGGATTTGCGATTCGTCCATCGCCGTCACCCGCTGTCATCGCGCTTGGCGCGTTTCCGTGTGGGCTTTTCCGCCGGTTCAGGTGCGGCGCCGTCATCGGTTTCCCCGGCATCGACGTACCCGAGCGTGTGCAGTTCCTCCGCGCGGTCGCCGTCGTAGGTTTCACCCGCTCGGTAGATGCGCTTCGTAACCTTGCAGCGGAAGTCTTTCAACACTTTTACCACGTTCATCCCTCCATGTAGGAGGCCGGACGCTCATCACGTCCGGCATTCAGGATCAGACTTCAGGCGTGTTTACGGTATCAGGCGCGAACGGAATCGAAGCCGCCGGGTTCGCGTTGTCAATATTCACGGCCACGAACGCCTCGCCGAAAATCGGTTTACCGTCATAGCGGGCCGTGCCTTTGAACAGCGTCTGATCTTCGAGGAAGCGGACATGTTCAGAGCGCGCGAACGTGCCACCTTTGCGTTCGACCAGCCGATACAGTTCGCCGTATCCGCCAACGATATCGCCGTCAGGGATAAAATCGAGCAGTACGATATCGCCGCCCACGACCGGCATCGTCATGTTCACTCCCGATACGATAGCAGCCGCCGAGTTAAATGCGATCGAACGAGCCATCAGCTCGCCATGCGTATTGCGCGACATCGCCCACCAGACATTTCCCGTGGTCGTGTAGTTCGCGCGCGGAATTTTCAGCTTACGGACAAGCTCCGCGAAAAACTCCTGAGCAGTTTTTCCGGCCGGATCGATCTTGACGATATGGCTCGTGTGCAAGTCGGTCCATGCCGGAGCATTTGCTCCCCAATCGGTCGGTTGCGATGTTTGCGCCAATCGCGTCACGATGCCGAGCGGCATTTTCATTCCTGTGCCGTACAGGATTGCCTTGTCTAGCGCAAACCCGATCGCCTGAGCAATCGCATCCAGAATGATTTCGGCTAGGTTCTCGTCGGAATCTTCCAAGTCGGAATTGTGCACCGGAATGAATCCGCCAACCTTGTAACCGTCGACCTCAATCTGGTTGAAGGCGATCGACAGTTCGTTCAGCTTTCCGTGGGCTTCCATCCAGATTCCTTCCGGAATCGCGCCGAGAATGTTCTGGCGGCTCTTTCCGCGAAGCCTACGCAGGCCGACGCGGTTAATCAACTTCGAATACCGATCCAGATTGTCGCGAATCAGTTCGAGCAGGATGTCCGGGATCGTCAACTCAGCGCCAGACACGCTGCGCGTTTGCGATTGGCCAGCCAATTCACGGGCCCGCTGCAGGAATTCTTTGACATCGTCGCGTGCGACGAGCGCGGAACGTTCTTGCCGCGACAGATTGCGGAAAATGCTCATTTTGTTTTCACCCCGATATTCGAATTGTTGTGCCGGTTGCTGTGCCGGCGGTTGAGCAGAACGCTGTTGTGCAGTCGGCTCCTTCGCGTTGAGCTGCTCCAGCTCATTTTCGAGCTCGGCGATTTCGCCCTGGAGCTTCGATTTCTTCTCATCCAGCTCGGCCTTTTGAGCTTCAAGCTTTCCGACCTCTTCCTCCACGGCAGCAATTTCCTCGTCGTTTTTTGCCTCGTTGGCGGCGGCTTCCAGCCCCTCGCTGCGCTTTTGGATTTCTTCCTCCTGCACAAGCAACTCAGCCAGCGCGTTCTTGCGCTGCTCAATCTTTTTTGCCAGCAACAGTTGTCTGAGCAATTTTCTTCACCCTTTCGATAAGTTTTTGTTTTCGCGCCTGCAGCAAGCGGTCACGGTATTCTTCGACCTGTTTCTGCCTCGCGGCGACGCCGGTGTCCTCGTAGGCCGGGAAGGTGACGACGCTGACCTCGTGCAGGTCGATCTCTTGGATGGTCCATTTGACCGTCCCATCCTCGCGCCAGTCCGTTTCCTCGCGGACAATGTTGAAGCCGAAAGAGCACTGGTCAACGTCCCCGCGCTTGACGCGCTCATAGAGGTTCATCGCGTCGGTGTCGTTCGGGTTAATCTTGATGCGGCCCCAAAGGCCGTAATTATCGGCCCGCAGTTCCAACGTGCCGGCTTTCGTCCGACCGAGCACCAGGCGCGTTTCGTGGTCGATGAGCGCCCGAATGTCGTTCGACAGCGTGGTATCGAACGCCCCCGAGGCGATTTCCTCAAATGCTCCCGGCCAAAGCTCAGTTTCGCGATTGAATACTGAAAAATATCCTTCAATCGTCAAATCACCGTCGGCGCCTTCGGCCCGCGTCTTGAGTTCGGTTTTGAGACTGCGCGTCTGACGAATTCCCCTATCCACTGCCATCACCTCCCTCTTGAAGTGCTTTTTTGATGTCCTTGAGTTTGTTTTGCTCGCCGAGAAGATCAGCAGGGATGTAGTTTTCAAGGACGATCAGCTCGTTCATTTCCGGGTCTGGGCTCATACCGATCCAGTCACGCAATTCATTCCTCCGAAGCGTGTTCCGGTCAACAAGTGCCGTCCCGGCTGTCACTAGGTCGATCAGGTCGTAAGCGAAAAGGCTTCGCGGATTAAACCGGAAATACAGGTCCGGCGAGTACAGGAGTTTCCGCGTCAGCTCCTGCTCGATCCCCTTGGCAAGAGGTAGGATGCGATTGCGGATGAATGCGTTGTACTCGTCTTTTTTGAAGTCGCCGACGCCCACGAAAAAAGGCGGCACGCCAATCATGGCCGCCACCGTTCGCTTGTCGATCTGCACGCTCTCGTGGATCGCGATGTCCTGCAGGCTGAGCGGCTCGACTGTTTGGATTCGGATGATGCCTTCTGGCAATATCCAAGGTTTTCCGCTTTCACCGCTGCCGATGTAACGCTGGATCAGTTTGTCGCGTTCTTCTTCGCTCGCAAACTGCGATGAATCTGCGTCAACCATGACGATCACAGCCGGCCGCCACTTGTCGCCCATGAAAGCCTTCTTGGTCTTGGCGGCCTGAGCCAAGTTACCGACCACATCCTTGAGGATGAATCGATATCCCCGGCCGAGCCACGGCTGCTGTGGGTCCGGGTTGAGGCGGAAGTGCAGCACCTCGTCGTGATTGTACATGCGCCCCTGGATCGACACCTGATAGCTGGTCGCGGCCCCGATACCGTTTTGAATCGGCGGCAAGAACGTGACCATATGTGGCGGCAACGGAATCAGCTCGTCGATCAGACCGTCGCGGATCGTCGGAAACACGACCGCGTTCCCGTCTCCCTCCAGCAGCATCGTGTGGACAATAAAATACATCCAATCCTTTCGTGTCATGAGGCTGTACGGGTTGACGTCGATCTTCTTCGCGAGCTCATTCCGCACCCGGATATCGCCGTCGTTGGCGTTCTGCATGAGGTGAATGGTCATGGACGAAATCAGGTCGGCGATCCGATCGACTGCCATCCGAACCTCCGGGTTTTCGCTGAGCGGAACGTATCCCGTCGGCAACGTCAGGTCTTCGCCTTTCAACCAATACCCGAGAAGCGTGTTCTCGGCACCCTGAACGGAGCGCTGCGAGGTCGGTTGTCTGGCCCTCTGCCTCTGCTTTTTGCTCAAGCACTATCACCACCTTTCAGCCATTCGCCTTGCGCCTTCACTTGGTCCGTGTCTTCGAGATACCGAACACAAGCAAAAACCGACGCGTCGAATATGTCGATGCGCCGGTTCTCTTCGATTTTTTCGTATTGAATGAGATCGTCCGTCTTCTCAATGCCATGGACGTTTTGGACGCAGTATTCATAGGCATCGGAGTGCAAGTAGTACAGCTTCCCGAGTTTCGCCTTTTGCTCGATCCGACGGAAGCCCTGCGACTTGCGCCAGAAGTATTGCGGTTCGTCGATAAGCTTGAAGCCGGCCTTTTTGGCGTCGCGGAAGAAGTCATGCGAGAATTTCCGGTCGAAGCCGATCTGTTTGATTTTGAAGCCCAAACGCTTCATGCGTTTGAACCACTCGACCACCTCGGCG